AACTTGATAGCCTGCATCTTGATTGCAGCAGCAATAATCTGAGCTGTCATATCTAAGAAGTGGTCTGCTGTTCGTTGGAATAGATTTGCCAACGCTTCTTGAGCAGTCATGCTTCCGTCAATAACACCTCTAAATGATTCGCTGAACGCATCTCCTATCGCTCCAGCGGCCCCTACCACTTGGTTTACTGGATCAAGTAGTTTATTTAGCTCTTCCTTCACGGCAGCGACTTCATCCTTAATTCTTTCCTTGTTTGACTTGCCTTCTCCAGGGCCTTTAGCGGCTTCGCCCTCTATTGCTACTCGTCCTTTTTTGAGATCATCCAATCTTTTCTGCATATCTTCTGTGGGCTGGTTGGCCAATTTTGCTCTATCAATGTCAATTTGCAACAAATCTATTGCTATATCTTTTTGCTGCAAAAGCAAGCTAACTTGCTTATTAAATTCGCTAATTCTTTTTGCCTCGGCAGGCAGCATACCCTCCATAATCAGACGGTTATATTCTCTTGATGCCGCAAGGTTTGTTTCCTGACTGGCTTGAATTTGCAATAGTGGAGCGACTGCGTCTCTAAGAGCTTTTGTACGTTTCTGCTCTTGGTCAAACGCAAGCTTTGCTTCAGCGTTTGTTTTGATTTGAAGGGCTGATGCTTGTTGCTCTGGTGCTTTACTTTGATCTTTCAGCTTGGCGATTCTTTCTAATGTTTGTTCATACTTTTGCTCTATTGCAAGTTTTTTAGCTTGCTCAGTGCCTGCTACTTTGCTTTGGGCTAACTGCCGCTCCAAGCTGGCGGTAAGAGCACGAGATCGCTCGGTCTGCTTCCCAGTTCTTGACGTTTCACGAGCTAATTTCTTGTCTCTCGATTCAAGAGCTTTATTAACTTTTAAAGTAAGATCTGCTTGTTGCGAGATAGCAGCTTGCGTAATTTGTCCATTTTTTATAAGAAGTGCCGCGCGGTCTTTTATATTACCGTTCTCATCTCTGCCTACGGCTTCTAATGCTTTTTCTCGCTCAATGTCGGCTTTTCTAATTATTGCTTGCCTGGTTAAGTTAACAAAGTTTTTGTTCGTATAGTCTGCTTTTATCCCAGCTAATTTTCCCTCTATTTCTTGAAGTTTTGAATCTTTTACGCCAAGTTGTTGCAGAAGAGTTTTGTGTTGAAGTTCTTCAGCAGTTAACTTAGCTTGCCTTTGTGCCTCTGCAGTTCTTTCTTGCCCAAGTTCTGTTAATCTTTTGTTAATAGCTACTAACTCTTTCGTATCTTCTGCAGATAAACCGCCCATCCCACCTGCCGCTCCAACAGTCTCAACGCCTGTCAGCTCATTTCTCCTTTCCTGAAGTTTTCTTGCCTCTGGAGTGTCTAAATTTAAGCCAGCTTGTAGATCGTTTCCGGCTTTAAGTACGTTTGCTATAAACCCTGGAATACCCGCAAAGAATCTGGCTGCTGCTGTTTGCATTTGCGTCATAGCTCTTGCAAATTCATTCCCCAGGTCTGCAGTTTCTGCACCAAAACTATTAAGGGCATCTACGCCTTCGTTCCCAACAGTTGCCGCTAGAAGTGCAGTTGCAGCCTCAAGAGCCTGCTGCTGCGTACCAAGTTGTTCTATGGCCTGCAGAGCCGCACCAGTTTCAGTCCCAGCAAAGCCTGCGGCGTCAGCTAAAGCTTCAATATCAGCTGTAAGCGGGTTAAGTGCTTGGCCAAGTTCTGCGCCTCCTGCAACAATCTGATCGGCAAACGCTCCAAACTGGGTGCCAACCAAAGACAGGGCAAAACCCATCTGGCCGCCAATCATGCCGCCAGCAAAGCCACCTATCCCACCACCAATTGCAGCTCCACCGCCTTGCCCAAACAGCAGGGGGAACGCACCGCCGATGAGGCCACTACTAATTGCATTATTCCTGCGAGTTGCTCTATCAGACTTTTGCTGTGCTATATCGTTTTCTAGTTTTTTAGCTGCCGCCAAACCTGCTTTACGCCTAGCTTCTATGCGCTTTTCGCTGTCTTCGCGTATCTGTAAATATATTTTTTCAGCTTCCGTAGTTACTCGTATCCTGCGAGCCAATTCTTGATCAAATTTCGCTCCTCCTGCATTATCAGCCTTTATAGCCGCAGTAAGCTTCGTTCCGATAGCGTCAATCTCTGCATCAAGCCGTTTCTGAATACCTCTAATTTTGTCGTTATTTAATTCAATAAAAGCACGACGATCAGCTTGATTTACCTTGCCTACAAGTTCTATTTGTTTTTGTGCAAGTCTTTCAGTTTCTCTGCCTTTAGCAATAGCTTCTGACGCCAAAGCGGAAGCTCTGGTTCTAGCCGCTCCAGCTACTGGATCAAAGTCTGGAGCGGGTTCTGGGCCAAATTTAGGCTGGCCGCGAAGGTAAGAACCAGCCATTGTGGTCTGAGCCCCGCGCTGCGTGGCAGAAGCAAGTTCAGCGTTATACGCTTTTAACGCTTGGGTTGCTGCGCCACGGTCTTGTATTTCTTGCCTGACTAATTTATTATTTAAGTCTTGAGCGTCATTAGAAGCGAGCAACGCTGTAACGAAACTATCTAAGTTTTTTTTGTAGAGACCAGTCGCTTTCCCAGCCTTATTAGTTTCTATTTCAGTCTGGTTTAAACTTTCATTTGCTTTCCTTAAAGCTTCATTGTAGGAACTTAGATTCGCTACAGTAAATTTCTTTTTATTTACTCTGTCTACTTCATTAGAAAGACGCTCAAGCTGAGACTGAAATCTATCAAGATCCTTTACGCCCTTTACGCCGATCTCAATCTCAGCTCTATAGGCCACGACGGTTTCAGCGCACTGCGATGCCTAAGTTTAACGCCTACGCCGCGCCTTATCCATTTCTTTTTGCTGGTCTGCATTGATCACGCCAAAATAGGCGCTCCAACCAATCAACTCTTCTGCTGTCATTGTGGTGCGAACTTCAGACAAGCTCATGCCAAGCTCTTTGGCAACGCCAAATTGCAGCATGAGCCAGTTGTCCTTACGAAGCTCGGCTTCTAGGATTTTGGGTCGATGGCCTCTTCTTCTTCGTCATCAGTCAAAATTGCCAGCATCAAGGATTGCAAGTCCTTGTCCTTCACCTCGTTCTTAAGCACATCAACTTCACCAGCCAAAAACAAAGACTCCCCCATCTCATCTTTAGCTTTGGTGATCAGCAACTGCAAGGCAAACGCATTGGCGTCATCCGATCCAGCACGCTTTTGAGCGCGTTCACGCTCTGCCATCGTCAATGGCTTTACCCACATCTCAAACTCAGTCTTATCTGAAAGAGTAACTACTCTTTTTGTTGCCTCTAGATTTGCGGCTTTTTTAAGACGATCAATGGCGCGTAATGCCATGAGTTAAAACTGATTGTGCCACTACACTAGCATTAAAAAAACCCCTAACAATGTCAGGGGTCTGTTTATCGTCAATCGACTATCAGCTCTTAGCGAAGTCGAATGTAGGAGCTGATGTTGGGCGGAAGTTAATTGAAATTGCCTGAGCATCGTCTGGAGTTACTGAGAAACTCGCAGAAGTCAGCACTGCTTCCATTGAGATGGAACGGCTAGCTGCATCGTCTGGCGTGCCAGCTGAAACAACTGCATCCATATACAACTTGAAAGTTGCACCGGCTTGGTTGCGCTGGGTAACGTCTTCAATCAAACGAGCCGAAATGCCGGTGTCGTCATCAGTGAAGTAAACCTCAGCTGAACCTGTACCATCCGCAAACCCAGAGATAAAGGTTCGGAATGGTGCGCTTTGACCCAACGTGCCACCGATGCTTGTTACATCGATTTCATCTCGGGTTACTTCAAAGTTCCAAGAGCGCACGTTTGCAACTGCTTGAAACTCAGTAAACGCAACTGTGAAAGCGCTGGTGCCGTCAGTCCCGTCATTTGACAGGGCAAGCTCAGTCCCTCCTGCAGTAGCAGCAAACGTAGCTGCTCCAGTAGCAGCTGTGTAGGTCAGAACAAAGACGGGAGTTCCTGCAGCCAAGCCGCCGGGAAGAGTTCCCCCGCCAGTAGTAAACGAAACTTTGTCGTTTACCTTGAAGTTCAGGAACGTTCCAACTTTGATGGAATTGCTAGCGTTGGTGACATCTGCAGCCTTAAAGGTTCCAGATGTGCCAGCAGGCTTGTAATAAAGGGCTCCAGAGGTGCCCGAAAGGACGGTAGCCATTCGTGGTACTGAGAATGGTGGACTTACGGGCGAAACCCGGACTCATACAGCTTAGCGTGTCAACAGTAAAAGTTCTAATCCTGCTCTTCTGCAACGAAAGACGTTGTTATACGTCCCATCAAATGAGGGCTGGCTTCTGTTGCCGACAAAGTTGGCCCGCTTATCGCACCAGGGCGAAGATATACCCCTGAACCGTCCCGCGTTGAAGCAGGTAACGCTAACAACGTTGTAACAGCAGTATTCAAAAGAGTTTGATTTCTTGCAGGGCCTTGACCTTTTTCGCTGTAAACACGAATGACAATGCCTCCCCGCACGTAATCAACGTTGCCAGTCATAGTCACTTCTGTTGTTAGGCCAAAAGCGATATTTATTCGGACATACTCTGTAGTCGTATTTGCCGGGACAGCGGTGATATTGTCAAAAAAGACCGGTATCGCTGGCGATAAATTATTAAACGCCGTCAAAAGAGGGCTTTCGATGGCAGCTCGAATTGCTTGGTAGTTCATAGCTCAGTAAACAGATTATCCATTTCAACTGCAACCGCACGATCTAATCCGCCACCTTCCACATACATTGCAAGCCAGTCAAGATCAGCTGTCGCACCAGACTCACGGTCTTCAGGTCCACCACCAATTTCTCCGCGATATGACGGGATCTGCATTGGAGTACCTGTCTTTACTCCTGTCTCAACGTTAAAACTGCTTTCCGTTCTGGGACGGCCACCGTCACCTCTTCTAAGTTTTCTTTGGCCCAATGCTGTAGTTGGTTCTTCCGTTGGA